GCGAGGGCCTGGAAATTGAGTACACGTCTAAGTTGGCCATGGCCATGAAGAAGGTCGAGACGAAAGCGACGGCCGACACGGTGGCCTTCGTCGGCGGCATGGGTCAGATCGCCCCGGATGTCTTCGACAACTTCGACACCGATGAGATCGCCGTCGGCACGGCGCAGCGCAACGGGATGCCGGTAAAATACATGCGATCGCCCGATGAGGTGGGTAAAATCAGGCAAGCCAGGGCGCAGGCCCAACAGAAGGCGCAAGAGGATCAGGCCATGAGAGACATGGCGGCACACGCCCCCGGCTTGGCCAAAGCGCCGGAAGAGGGAAGCCCGTTACAGGCGCTTATGGGAGGTCAGCAGCAATGAGGATGATCAACGGCGATCTGGTTCTCGAAGAGGATGAACAGCGAACGGTAGAAGAGATCGAGGAGGCTGAGGCACGGGAAAAGCAGCTGAAGATCGCCTACCGGATCACATTCTCATCCCGTGAGGGGCTTGATGTTCTGAAAGACTTGGTGGGGCAGGGCCATCTATTGGAAACATCATATCGCGCGGACGCAAGGGAGCACGCTCTTGTGGAGGGCGAAAGAAATCTCTTGCTGTATATCCTGTCGAAACTATCGGCAGAGATCAAAAACAAGCTGATGGAGGTGTAAAGGTGGAAATAGATCAGGGCAGTCAAGATCCGGGCGTCGGCTCGGGCAGTCAAGATCCTGGCGAGGCGGGGGTAAATCCGGGGGCGGGAGAAGGAACGCCTCAGGCCATCAACATCACGGCGGACGTCCTGGGCGAATACAGGGATGATCCGGCATTCAAATCCTTTGAAGGCAAGCCGATCGGCGAGGTCCTGAAGTCTTTTAAGAGCGCGCAGCAGATGATCGGCGGGGAAAAGATCGTTATCCCTCAGGGTGCCCTGGACACTGACGAGGTGTGGGGCCAGGTCTTTGATAAGCTCGGGCGTCCGAAAGATCCGTCCGGGTATCAGTTCGATAAGCCTGAGTTGCCTGAGGGGCTGGTCTATGACGATCATCTGGAAAAAGCATGGAGCGGCGAGGCTCACAAACTCGGCCTCCTGCCGAAGCAAGCGGCGGGGATCTACTCGTTTTACAACGGCATGATGATCGAAGCCGTCAAGGCCATGAACGCGGAGCAGGCCCAGGCGCAAGCGGCCATGGAAACGGCATTGATCGGCGAGTTGGGGAACAGGGAGAAATACGACGAGTTCCTGCGGCTCGGGGCGACTGTCCTCAATATGGCAGGGTTGCCCGACGCGGAGCGCGATGCCATCGCCGGACGCTACAAGAATGACCTGGTGCTGATGAAGGCCCTGGGAAACATCGGCCGCAAGATGACCGAGGCCTCCCTCATCAAGGGGGACAGGGGCGGTGCGGGCGCGGTCGATGGCAAGAAGGATCTCGACGGGATTCTCTATGACAAGGCCAACCCGCTGCACAAGGCCTATTTCGACAAGCAGGATCCTCGGCACCAAGAGGCGGTTGATAGGGTCCTGGAAATCAGAAACAGCATGGGCGGAAATACGCCCATCAATATGGCGGGGTGATGACATGAACGGCAAAGACAAGCCTTTCGACGTGAGAAAACAGAGTCTCCGCGTGGTCGTGCAGACCGGGCCGCCGAATGATCGCCAGGTCACAGAAGATCAACAGCGGACAGAGGAAAGAGAGTTCCATGGTCCACAGAAAGGTTCCGAATCCAGATAACCCGCAAGGGTCTGGAGAAGGGCTAAGCATCAAGGAGGTATTCGGGGAGCCCGTGAGGGTCCGGTGACAGCCTGAAAGAAGGCCGCCAGTAGAGGGGACGAAACACCCTCAGGAAGCATCCGGTCACCGGGTAGTGCATCCGTCAGATCGTAACCATTCCGATTTTGATGGAGGTACATCATGAGCACACAGATCACCACTGCGATGGTCGAGCAGTACAGCTCGAACGTCCAGATATTAATGCAACAAAAGGATTCCCGCCTCGCCCCGCTCGTCCGTGTGGAGACCAGCGTCAGGGGAAAAAATGCGTTCTTCGATCAGTTGAACGCGACGGCGGCCGTCAAACGGACGAACCGGCACGCCGATACTCCCCTGGTGAGCACGCCCCACCTCCGTCGGCGGGTGAGCCTGTACGACTACGATTGGGCTGACCTGGTAGACAACATGGACGTGCAGAAGGTCCTGACCGATCCGGCGAGCAACTACGCGATCAACGCGCGAAACGCAATGAACCGGTCCAAAGACGACGAGATCATTGCCGCCTTCCTGGCCACGGCTTACGGCGGGGTTGACGGGTCCACGTCCTACGCCTTTGACTCGTCCTACAACGTCGTTGCGGCGGCATCGGCCGGCCTTACCCTCGCCAAGCTGCGCTCGGCAAAGCAGATCCTGGATGGGAACGAAGTGGATGATGAAGATCGCTTCTGCGTCATCGGATCCAAGCAGCTCCAGGACCTGTTGGGGACCACGGAAGTCACCAGCGCCGATTACAACACCGTCAAGGCGTTGGTCAACGGCCAGGTGGACACCTTCCTGGGCTTCAAGTTCGTGCGGTCAGAGCGGCTGGCCCTGTCCTCGACGACTCGCAAGTGCATCGCCGGGCAGAAGAACAGCATCCTCCTGGCGATCGGGATTGACATCACCACCGATGTGGGACCCCGGCGGGACAAGAACATGGCGACCCAAGTCTATCTCGGCATGTCCATCGGGGCAACCCGTATGGACGAGGACGGCATCGTCGAGATCGATTGCATCGAATCCTAACCAACCGGGGCTGAAATATGCCCCTTTATTGATTTCAAGGAGGTTTAAACATGGCAACGGTAAGCGGCACCAACATGGCCAAGGCCCTCGCTCCTACCCCTGCGACGTACATGGGGCCGGAATTTGAGGGGAAGCTCCACACGATTGTGGAAAATTACACCTTCGCCAGCGCAGCGATCGGGACCGTCGTCCGGGTCGGCAGACTGAACAAGGGAGAGGTCTTTGTCTCGGGTCAAATCACAGGGGCCGACCTCGGATCTGCAACGACCTTGCAGATGGGCGATTTGAAGGCGGCCGGGGAAGCGGTGGGGGATGCGGATCGGTATCTGGCGGCCACGGTATTCACCACGGCGAACCAGAAAACCGATTGCAACGCATTGGCCGGCAGAGGATACAAGGCGACGGAGGACATGATCATCACCGTCGAGACGGCTGTCGAAGAGGCCACAGGGAGAATTGACGTCGTCATCATCAAGGCGGTTCCCTGACATGGACGAAGTGCCTATCTGGGAGAGTAACGGCATCAGGGGCCGGGGCGAGAAAGCCCCGGCCTGCGCCGGTAATTTTCACGGGACGGCGGCGGTCCTCGGCTCCGCTCGCTGCATCTGGGATGATTGCGCAAAGATCGACTTTGGCCGGGTCGAGGTGATCGCCGTCAACAACATGATCATGCACCATAAGGGCCGCGTCCATCATGGCGTGTCCCTGCATCCTGAGGAGCCGCCTTTGTGGCGTCAGCTCCGATGGACGAATCAATGCGAGGAAAGCTATGTAGTCACCCATAGCCATCGTCTCCCTGAGAACAACGACAATTTGCCCCCTGCGGAGTTCAAGACGCGGCACGGCCTTGACTATCTCTGGGTGATCGAAGGCGGCAGGGGGGGCAGCTCCGGCCTTTTTGCGGCCATGGTGGGGCTGGCCCTGGGTTATGAAAGGATCATCCTGGCGGGGATTCCCATCGACGGGACCGGTCATTTCTTTGACCCGCCCGGAAAAGAAGTCACGCAGTTCCTGGGGCAAAACATCAAATGGGAATGGGAACACGCACGGGATGTCTATTTCAAGGGGCGCGTGAGGTCCTTGTCGGGGCGCACGCGCGAGTGGTTAGGAGAACCGGACGATGAATGGCTTGCTTGATGCCGAAAGGTCAAAATACGAGCGGATGCACGCAGTTCCTGGCTACAGTGTGGGTCCGGGGATCTCTCATATCCCCCATTTCCTCCAGTATCTGAAACCCGGAGAGAGCGTCATTGATTTCGGATGCGGGACAGGCGATGCGGCCAAGGCGCTCCTGGATCTGGGGCACGACATCCGCTTGGTGGATATCGTCAACGCGGGATTGAACCCGGCTCATGGCCTGGATGATCGTCTATGTATCGCGTCCCTGACCAACCTCCCTGACTCTTTGCGGCCTGCCGATTGGGGATTTTGCTGTGATGTCATGGAACATCTGCCTACGGAATGGGTCCCTATCGCCCTG